CGTCTACCGCAAGGATCGCCCCGGGCAAGAGCGTGGCGTGCCGTGGCTTGCTCCGGTCATCATGCGGATGCGCGATCTGGACGATTACGAGGAAGCAGAGCTGGTCCGCAAGAAGATCGAGGCCTGTTTTGCGGCCTTTGTTGTCGGCGGGGACCCTGGACGCACGTTGGGCGTATCGCGCACGGATGCCGGCAGCGGGCAGCGCATCGAGAGTTTCGAGCCGGGGATGATCGCCTATCTCAGCGACAGTGAGGATGTGCGCTTCGCCACACCGCAGCCATCGTCTGGTTACCCGGAGTATGTGCGGCATCAATTGCGCGCCATCGCGGCGGGCTTGGGTATGCCCTACGAGGTGTTAACTGGGGATCTCTCACAGACGAACTACTCCTCGATCCGGGCCGGCTTGCTCGAGTTTCGCCGCATGATTGACCAGTTCCGCTGGCAGGTACTGATTCAGCAGTTCTGCCAGCCTGTCTGGGACCGGGTGATGTCGTTGACCGGGATTGATGCCCCGGTAACGTGGACGCCGCCTAAATGGGATTCGGTGGATCCCTACAAGGAGGCCTCGGCGGTCCAGACCAATATTCGCAATGGACTGGTGACCTGGCGAGAGGCAGTCAGCGAGATGGGCTACGACCCCGACGAACAACTGGCCGAGATCGCGGCTACCAATGAGGCTTGGGACCGCGCGGGGATCGTCCTCGATTGCGATCCGCGCCGAGTTACGCAGGGCGGCGCAATACAGAAGGAATTGTAACCATGCCGTGGGAAGAAACCGAAAACGAAATTCGCCATCGCGTACGTGATCCGGAAGATTTCCAGCCCGACAGCTTCCGGACGATCACTCTGAAGGAAGACAAACCGCGCGTATTCGCCATCATCGGCAAACTCAAAGGCGAGACTACGACCACCATTCAGGCGCTGCGGTTCCCAAAGGAAGACGGCTGGACGCTCGAAAAAGCCAAGGAATGGGTCGCCAAGCATTTCAGAAAGAACGATCAGTCCGCGGTGGAAAGCGGTCGCATAAGCCTGCGTAGCGAATACATCGGCCTGGCGGCGCTGACTCCGCCCGAAACGATTGATGCGACGGCGCGGACCGTGGATGTGGTCGCCTACAGCGGCAACGTCGTCAAGCGCCTCGATCCATGGACGGGCGAGCTGTACGACTTGCGGCTTGGCTTGAGCGACGGGCAAGTGCGCCTGGACCGGCTGGCTGGGGCTCCGGTGCTTGACGGCCATGCGGCATTCAGCGTGCGCGACCAGATCGGTGTTGTCGAGCGAGCCTGGATCGCCGATGGGCAGCTTCGGGCGCGGCTGCGGTTCAGCTCTCGCGAGGACGTTCAGCCGATCTGGGAAGACATTCGCGCCGGCATCGTGCGCAACGTCTCGATCGGCGCGCTCATTTACAAGCGCGAAAAGCAATCTGACGGCGTCTGGCTTGCAACCGATTGGGAGCCGATGGAGATCTCGGTCGTGCCGGTGCCTGCCGATCCGAGAGCTACGGTTTTGTCTCAAGATCTGCCGCGGGCAGAGTCCCGCGCAAACTTGAAACAGCAGGAGGGGAGGATGAACGAAAACGTCAACGCGGGAGCCAACGCCCGCGAAACTGTGGACATCGCTGCTCTGCGTGCGCAAATCGCCGCGGAGCAGCAGAAGATCCGCGCCGCGGTGCGGGCGGCGAAGCTCGACGAAAGCTTCGCTGATGAGCTTTGCACTCGCGGCGTGACGCTCGAGGAAGCGCGCGCGGCCATCTTCGATGAGCTGGCCCGCCGCTACGAGCAGACTGCCACGCGCTCGCATGTGGTCAGTATCGAACATGATGCAGTAGACAAGCGGATCGAAGCGATGACCGCTTCGCTGATGCATCAGATGGACCCTAGCCGCTACGCCGATGACCCGGCCTCGCCATGGAGGGGCATGCTCTTGAAGCGTCTGGCAGAAGAATGCGTGCGGCTGGCTGGTATGGGCAGACCTGTGAATCCCAACGAGGTGGTCCGGTTCGCATTGAGCACGAGCGATTTCCCGAACGTGCTCGCGAATGTAGCAAACAAGACCCTGCTCGATGCCTACCAGTACGCGCCACCCAGTTACAAGAAATGGGCGCGTCAGAGCACTGCTCCCGACTTCAAGCCGGTCAGCCGTGTGCGCATCGGCGAGTTCCCTGCCTTCGTCCCGCTGGCCGAGGGTGGCACGATCACCTTCGGTTCAGTGGCGGAGAGCAGGGAGCAGTACGCCATCGCGACCTATGCCCGCGGCGTACTGATCACGCGCGAAATGATCATCAACGATGACCTGGGCGCCATTCAGCAGTTGTTCGCTAACATCGGCGTGCAGGCTGCCGCGCTCGAAAACAAGACCGTGTACACGGTGTTGACGTCGAATCCCACCATGAGTGATGGCATAGCGCTTTTCCATGCCAATCACGGCAACCTGGCCTCGACCGGCGGGGCGATCTCGATTGAGACGCTCGCCGCAGGCGCAGCAGCCATGATGAGACAAAATGGGCTGGACGGCGTGACTCCGCTCAACATCCCGCCCCGCTTCTTGATCGTGCCGGTAACACAGCGGGTACGCGCCGTGCAGTTCACCAACATGCCCAACATCGTGGTGACGAAGCAGACGGACTTCAATCCGTTCGCCGGCCAACTCGAGCCCGTACCCGACGCCAATCTCGATTTGGCCAGCACTACCGCTTGGTATCTGGCCGCGGACCCGATGGCTATCCCGACGGTGGAGTACGCCTACCTGGAGGGCGCTCAGGGGCCGCAGATTCAGAGGGTCGAGAACCCGGACGATTTCTTGGGCTTGAAAATCAAGGTTTGGCTCGATTTCGGGGCCAAGGCCATTGATTGGCGTGGTCTATACAAGAACCCTGGCGCGTGAGGTGAACCATGAAGAACCTGGTACAAAATGCTGAGACGCTTACTATTGCCGTGAGCCATCCGACGAATCCCACGTCTGGATCGCCCGTGCGCGTGGGCAAATTCTGCGGCGTCGCGGTCGCGGACAAACGGGTGGACGGCACGACCGTGGTGCGCATTTCCGGAGTCGTTAAAGTCACTGTCAAAGGGGTTGATGGATCCGGAAACTCTGCCGTCGCAGTCGGGGACAAGCTCTACTACGTGGACGCGGACACGCCGCCGGTGTCGAAGAAAGATACGGGCGTATTCTTCGGCTACGCCCTCGGCACGGTGACGAGCGGCGGCACGGCTAACATTGACGTGCTGTTGGCGAACTGACCATGTCGTTGTGGGACGTCTTCCGTGGCATGGACCAGGCGTGCCTTCAGGCGTTCGGGGCAGACCTGGTGTTCATGCCGCAGGCAGGCGAGCAAGTGGCAATCCGAGGAATCTTCCAGCCGGTACGGGAGCCAGAGGATGCGGCTCCAGGAGTCTATGCCGTGCTCTTTGTCCGGCTGGACGACTTCTCGGATCCGCCCGTGCGCGGTGACGAGTTCGAAATCCAAGGCTCGCGCTATAAGATCTGGGACATCGAAGCCGACACGGGCGGGGCCGCGGTGTTGAGACTCAGGCGGGTCTGATGCCCACGGTACGGGTCTATGTCCGGAAACAACTCCGACTCGACCGGCTCAACTTCAAGCAGCGCCAGATGTACGAGCTGGGTAGTGTGGGCGTGGCGGCGGTCAAGGAGCGCCTGGCCGCCGCCCGTGGCCCCACGGATGCGCCGGCCAAGCCGCTGACCAAGCGCTACGCGATTTACAAGACGCGGCTCGGAAAAGGCAATCGGCGCAATCTACGGCTGACGGGTGATCTGTTGGACAACTTCCAGGTGCGCACCGTGAGCGAAAACCGGGCTAAAGCGACGGTCTCGACTCGCAAGAACCGCATCAAAGCCTGGGTCAACCAGAAGCGTGAACCCTGGATGGTTTTCTCGCCCAGCAACAAGCTCACGGTGATCGAAGCCGCGCGCCGGATACTGGCGGCCATGACGCCACGGCTCGTGCTCGAGCGAGCGCTGGGAGGTAGGCAACTGTGATCAATCCGGCCGAGCTGGTGGACAACCTCGTTACCCTGCTCAGGGATATTCCCGAGCTGGTAGCCGAGATGGAGGGCGACGCGGGACGCATTTACGCGTACCACGATCAGTACCCACGGCGCTCGAGTCTGGCCGAGGCCATCCACCAAATGCCGGCGCCAGCCATCATGGCCGCCTGGCAGGGCACCCAGCCCGGCAGCTTCGGGGGCATGGAAGTCTGGCGGCATCAGATCACGCTGTACCTGCGGGCGCGGGAGACCCTTGAAGGCGATCCACCCACGGGATACTATCGCCTGTTTCGCCTGATCACAAAAGGTGTCCCGAGGTCGCTGGGAATGCCAATGATTAACGCCACGGTGCATCCCGCCTGCCATCCGATGGACGTCCCCTCGATCAGTCGGCAAACCGATGCGGAGGGCCTGGATTATTTCGAGGTTCCATTAAGCTTCACGGAGATCGGAGATGACTGAAAAGGTCGTCATGCGCTCGCCCGACGGCGAGGTGCGGGAGGTCGAAGCCACGGTCGAATCGCTCAGCCCGCTGATGGCGCACGGCTGGGTGCAGATAGAGGACACCAGAGAGGAGGGATTGCCGCATGCCGGCGAACATTCGTGAAACTAAAATCGGATTCGGCTACAAGAAGCAGACCAATCTTCAAACGCCCAATGTATCGGGTGACATCTGGAGCCTGTCAAAGACGAACGCGGCGCTGACCACCGTATCGCTCAACACCGAAAATGACGCGGCGGATCTCGGCAAAGGGCACGAGTTCGCCACGCAAGTCTTCAAATCGCACTGGGACGTGAGCGGTTCGATCGAGAAATACCTGACCAGCGAGATCGCCGCCTGGGCCTTTGTCTTCGGGCTGGGCGGGCGGGTGAAGAGTGGTACGCCGCCCGCGATCACCTATACCTGCACGCCGCAGAATCCGGTCACCGGCGGCATCGAGCTGCCGGCGTTTTCTTTTGTGGAGCAGATCCGGCCGGGCGCGAGCTCGGTGCTGGACCGCATGGCCGTGGGCTGCGTGGTCGAGGATTTCACCATTACGATCGGCTCAGGGCCGGGTCGGGCGAACTCGCGCATCGCAATCAACTTCGCCGGCTCGGGGAAGCTGGTGGAGCCGAGCGGGATCACGCTGCCGGCTGGCACCACCGAACATCCGCTACCCGGCGCAAGCGCTCAGGTCACGATCAACGGCGTGGATTACGTCACCACCCGCAACCTGGTCTCGCTCGAGCTGGGCTTCAAGAACAATCTCAGGCTCGACTCGGGCTTCTACCCCGGCTCAGGCACGCAGGACGGCGCGGCCATCCGCGGTCGCCTGGAGTTCGGCGACCGGGAGGCTTCGCTCAGATTCACGGCGCGCTTTGAGCACGGCTCGACTGAACTGACCAAGCTCCGTAACCAGACCGAGGGTACGGCGGTGATCAGCCTTCAGGGCGAGCTGATTTCGGGCAGCGACTACCATTCGCTACAGGTGACCTTCCATCGTGTTGTGTTCCGCACCGCCGTGGTCGGCGATACCGACGGGATTGTGACTGTCGAGGTGGAATGCCAGCCGCTGTGGCATAACACGAACGGCCTACTGACTGCTGTCGCCAAGACGACTCAGGACAACATCGGATAGTTATGTTCGATCCACAGAAAGAAATCCGCGTGCAGCTTCGCTCGGCCGAGGGCACGCGCACGATCAAGGTCCGTTTCCCGACCGATGAGGAATGGATCGAGCGGCAGCGGCGCCGCAAGATCATCATCAAGCAGCTCGGGCGTGGGATCTCGGAGACCACCATCCCCAACGCCGAAGAGGTCGATGCGGCCTTGTTCCGCAAGATCCGTATCGACGAAGGTGAGGAGGTGGATGCCTACGAGGCCAGCCGGATCATCGAGCAACTGAGCCAGGCCGAAGTGGACGACGTCGTGGCGGAGGCCGGGGCATTTCGTGTTGTGTTGCGGGTGCCGGGCGGGATGACGGTGCACCTGCTGCGGATGCCGAGCGCCAAGGACGTCATCGAGTATCGCCGCAACTTTGCCCGCATTCTGGATCTGCCCTTCAACCGGCAGGAGCTTACGGTGAATCTGGCAGCCGCCGGTGAGCTGTACAAGAAGCTGTGCCAGAGTGCGGAGGGCTACGCTGGCGCCGTCCCGATCATCCATCAGGCGGTGGCGGTGAAAGCTGCGATCGATGCACTGGAGGCGGGCTTTGAAGGGCAAGACCCAAACTCCTGAGCGGGGAGTGGCCCGAGCGGCCCTCCCTGCGCTACTTGGTCTACTGGTCGCTGCGGCGGGATCAGTTATGCGATCCAGGGCTCTGCCCGGATGCGCCCGAGGGTGGCCGCTGCGACCACTGCCCGCTCGACCGCCTCGATGCAGCGCAGGCTTCCGAACCCGGCCAGCTCCTGCGCCGGGCGCTCGATCTGCGAGCGGCCGTGAAGCTGGGCATCAAGCTGTCGCTCGATGAGATCGCAGCAGATGAGTTTCACGCGATGCTGATCATCGAAGAGGAGCAGGCGCGCTTCGACGAGGAGCGCGCGAAGCGTCATGGCGGACAGTAAGCTCGAGCTAGTCGTCACCGTTGATGCCGACAAGGCCAACGCCTCGATCAAGAGCATTAATCGTGGCCTGTCCTCGATCGAAGCGACCGCAGTGAGCTCTACGCGTAACGCTTCGCGCGGTATCGACGGAATGACCGCCTCGATGACGAAAGCCGTAGTCGCCGGGCAGGCGATCTATGCGGCGCTACTGTCTGCGGCCCGCGCGCTGCGATCGCTGGCGCTCGGTGCCATCGAGACGCAGGATCAGCTCGGAAAGACGGCCCAGAAAGTCGGCATCAGCGTAACAGAGCTCAGCGCCTTTCGACATGCCGCCGAGCTCGCAAACGTGCCGATGGAGACGCTGACGGCGGCCCTCGGCCGGTTCTCGGCGAACGTGGCGCGCGGCAGCAAAGAGCTCGATGTGCTGGGCATTGCTACCAGGCGCCAGGACGGTACGCTGCGCAGCGCATCGGAGATTTTGCGGGATGTAGCGGATCGGTTTGCACGCATGCCAGACGGCGTGGCCAAGACGGCGCTCGCCATCGATCTGTTCGGCCGCTCCGGCAAGGAGTTGATCCCTTTGCTCAATGCCGGCAGCCGAGGGCTCGACGAAATGACCGCCGAGGCCCGCGATCTGGGCCGCGTCATCAGCGAGGAGACCGCCAAGCGCGCCGAGCATCTACGCGATAACATGACCCGCCTGAAGGGCGCGATCGAAGGGCTCGCATTCGAAATCGCGCAGCGCGCCGTTCCGGCAGCCATCCGTATTACGGACGCCATAATCCGATGGGTGCGTGACGGCGGCATGGATCGGCTGGTCGAGCATCTGCGTGATGCAGCCGAGTGGGCCAAGAACATCGGCGTCTGGATCGCCAGTTACGCCGTCGTCAAGCATGTCCTGGATCTGGCAGGCGCAATGCGCGCCGCGGCGATTGCCGCAGGCGGGCTCAATGCGGCCCTGCTCGCCAATCCGTGGGGGATTGCGGCCGCGGGGGCCGCCACACTCGGCGTCGTTGTCTATCGCGCCAAGCAGCGGCTCGACGAATACGCCGAATCTGCTGTTGCGGCGGCCGAGAAAACAGAAATCCTGCAATCTGTAGCGGCAGGCGCGACACTGGAGGAGCTGCGCCGGCGATTCGACCTGGCACAAATCACGGCTGCGCTCGGCCTGCCGGACGAAATCACGGCAGGGCCGAAGGTCAGGGTCCAAGTCGAGGACATCGATGTCGAGGAACTGATTCGGCAGCGCGAGCGCGCCGCCGAAGCCGAGAAGCGCGCCGCGGAAATCCTGCGGCAAGCGCGCGAGTCCGAGTTGGTGGGGGTGGCGAAAATCACCGCGGAGTACGAGCGCTACCGCCGCGAGCTGGGTTTGACAGCCAAGGCGCAGCGGGATCTCGCCGAGGCAATGCAAATCCGCATCCGCGCCGAGGCGCGCGACGAGCTGCGCAAGGCCGCCGAGGGCGCCCTCGCCGAGGTAGAGCGGCGCGCGGAGCTCGACCGCCGCGCTCAGGCCGAGCGCCTGCGGCAGGAGCTGGAATTCTCGGCCGAGACGCTCGAGATAGCGCAGGATACCGCGCGCGAGCGCCTGCGTCATGAGGAGACCGTGCTCACACGAATCCGCGATGCGCAACTCCGCCAGCTCGAAGTCGTGGGGGCGCGCACCATCGAGGAGCAGCTGGTTGTCCAACAGCGCCGGCTGGAGATTGAGGAGGATTACCTGCTCAAGCGTTTCGCGCTGCGCGCTGATGAGCTGAGGCGCGAGTCAGAGCTGGAGATCGCCACGATGGAGGTGATCGCCCGAGCACGCGGCATCGCTGAGGAGCATATCGCCGCGCGGCGGGACGCGATCCTCCAGGACTACGCCGAGCGCGCGCGGCAACTGGAGGCGGAGACTCAAGCCGCCATCGATGCCGCGCGCGAGAGCACGGCCATTCGGCAGGCGACGCTCATTCGCGAACAGAACCAGCGCATCTTCGACTCCTTCAAGCGGCAGGCCGAGGGTGTGTTCGATGCGCTGCTCACCCGGTCGCAGTCCGTCTGGTCAGCAATGGGCAACGCGCTCAAGACCGCAGTCCTGACGGCCATCAAGGAGATTGTGACCTCGCGTGTGGCGGCGATGCTCATGCAGCTCTTCGCTGGTCTCCGCGTGCCCGTTGCCGCCGGCCGTCCCTCGATGGCTGGTCTGGCGATGACTCCGGCGCTGGCGATGGCAGGGATGATTCCGGGCGGCGCCGCCGGCGGCTGGGGAACGCCGCCGTTTGTCCCGGCGGGCGGGGGCGGCTTCGGGGGATTCGGCGGGCTGCTTGGCGGTGCCGGAGGCCTGCTCAATCTCGCCACCGTAGGCGGCCTCGGGCTGATGCTCGGGGGCATGGCCCGGGGCAATGCATTGATGACGATCCTCGGCTCCTCGCTCGGCCTCGCGCGCGTCGGCATCATGGGCACGCAGCTCGGCATGGTCGGTGGGGCCGGAGCCGGCCTCATGGCCGCTGGGCTCATGCGCGGCGGATGGGGCGGGTTCGGCATGAGCGCCGCAGGCGGCGCCATCCTCGGATGGCAGTTTGGCGGGCCGATCGGCGCGGCAATTGGCGCAGGAGTCGGCGCGGTGGCCGGTCTGTTCAGGATGTTCGTGCGAGGCGCACAGGAGAAGGCCCGCGAGAAAATCAAAGCGACCTATGGCGTCGACATCCGCGAGAAGAACATTCTCGCCGAGATCGTGCGAATCGCCAAGCAGGCCTTCGGTGGCAACCTCGACATGGCCATCCGCAGCCCGCAGGTCCGCGACCTGGTGGAGCTCTACGCGTTGTCGACGGGCCAGAGCACCGCTGGGCTCCCGGCCACAATGCGGCCAGTTTCGATGCTCCAGCAGGGCGGCAGCCTGTTCCAGCAGAGCGCCGGATTTTCTCTCGACAGAATCGGCGCGGGCGCTCCGAGCGGCGCAGGCCCGATCGTCATCAACATCAGCGTGCCGGGCGCCAAGGAGTTCTTCGAGAAGGAGACGGTGCGCGTCGTGGTGGACAACCCGCGCGCGGTGCAGTCGGCAACTCTCAGCGCCACCCGCGCCAACGCCGGGCGGCGAGAGTTGGCCGCTCTGCAATTCAGTCCTGGCTTGGTCATGACGTAGGGATCGCAATGAACTGGGAGATGCTTTCGGCGACGGCCGCGTTGTTCGGTACCGTCGCTGGCGGGCTGGGCCTGTACGTCCGCCTGACCGTCAAATCAGCGCTCAGTGATTTCAAAGCGGAACTGCTCGAGACCTTGAACGGTCGTTACATGCCGCGGGGCGAGGCCGAGCTGTTTTTCAAGCAGATCGAGCGAAGACTCAAGGCTGGAGGTCATTGATGCCCGGCTCCGTCCAGAATGCCGTCGCGTCCTCGGTGATGCCGTGGAACCTGGCGAGGGCATTCGTGCGGAGCCAGGACTACCC